CACCTGTCAACCAAGTACCTTCTAAAATCCATTTCTCAACAACAACACCCGTTGGGTCTAACATCTCAAGGTCAACGTTCTTTTTGTAACCCGCGGCATAACCCATACGACCTGTCACAGACTCCGCACATAAACGTACCCACTCCATCAAGGCTTGTGATGCTGAAGGTCCGATAGGGTCACGGAATTTAACAGGGATTGTTGCCCAAGTAAATCTACCTGCAACATAAGTTGATGTGTTTAAGAATGGAATCTCCACAGGGTTAACAGTAATATTTGGTCTTGCCGTCGATTCTACGAACCACTCGTTAATTCCCAATGTAGTAGGGAAACGAAGAATGAACCTGTTCTGTCTTTTAGGTTCATAAGGTATCGGCATTTTCATTAATAAATCAGCCATTTCAGTTGTTTTTTGTTTTTCTTATTTTTTGTTTATGTTTGTTTATAAATATCTCCAAATAAATTTTTTGTATTTACTTTTGGATTTTAAAAAATTATCATTTGCATATAAGTATCTAGTTTTCTAGTTTTGTAATTTTTTAACTCCTCCTGCTGTAGAATAAGTTTTTAAAATATTATCTGGTTCTTGGTCAAAATGAGATTTTACTTTCTCTACGTTTCTAGGGTCATCATCAGAAAAACCAATACTAGGTATTACAAAATTATTTGATACTTTATTCTTTAAGTATGCTTTTTTATGAATGTTTTGGGATAAGTCTCTAACATATTGAATAAATTCTTTCAGAGCTTTAATCTTACCTTCTTCAGGATTTGTTGCCGAGCCTTCGCCATAACTTACAGGATAAAATCTACACATATCTAAATACTCACGAATCATGTCTTTCTTTGAGAGTTGTTCTTCGTCAGCAAGGTCTCTATATTTCTCTAAATTTTTAACCAACTCGTTTGAATCAATGCCGTTGTGATTAGATACTATATAATTATAACACGCTTCTTTTAAAGTGTTTGGGTGGTGACCTCTTGCGGTAACTATTGAAAAGATTGACCCGTTGTTGATTGCTTCTACGAAATCGTTCCATGCAGGACCTGGTTTAGCAGTCATAGAATCAACAATAAACTGTTTGTCACCTAATGTTCTGAAGTATCTAAACGCGTCTTCTGCGAAACCTGTAATGGTGTGTCCCTCATATTCGAAAGGTTCTTTACCTATCTCTGTTCTATATTCTGCGAAGTCTTCTGTTGACATACCAACTTCATTACCTTCTTCGTCTAATAAAACAATTTTTGTTGGCATAACCGCAATATTGTCATCCCAGTCAAAAGAGTAATATTTCATGTCGGGTGTTCCTGATTCGTCAAACCCTTCTTTAACTATTTTTCTCACTTTCATTTTTTAATTTTAGGCTAAAAAGTGGGGCTTGTGACCCCACTTTGTTTTATTATTATTAGATGTTCTCGAAAGACGCTCCTGTCGGAGTGATGTAGAACGTGATGTCGATGAACTCAAGTGAACGTGTTGGTTTGATATAAATCTTACCCGTCATTTGGTTTCTATCTAAGTCAGCCACGTCTGAAGAAACTGTTACACGGAAGTCGTATAAACCACGGTCTCTTCTGATAGCATCTAAGATAGGATTCACTGCATCTAAGAAGTCTTGTCTTACTTTAGCATCGTTTTGTTCAAACAATAATCTTACAGAAACAGCTGAAATTAACTTACGTGCTTGTAGTAATAATCTTCTTACGTTAATTCTGTCAAGAGCAGATTGTCTAATTTGTAAAGTTTTATTACCCCAAATTACAGTACCTACGTCAGAGAAGGTTGCGATTGGGTTAATTCTACCTTGATACAATACATCTCTATCTTCTTGAGTCAACTTCTTACGTGCTTTAACAGCGTTTACAATACCACGAGTGTAACCTGCCGTTGCGAACCAAGGGTAAGCGATGTTATCGGTTAACGCCAAGTTTCTTGTTACTTCAGCCGTTGCTGGAATATAAAGTTGTGTATTATTTACACTATCACGAGTCAATACCCAAGGGTAGTAAGTTGCCGTGTAGTTAGAGTCGATTCCTGTATTGTCCAAGTTATCAACAGCCTCTTGAGGATAGATAAAATCTTGAGGGTTAGTACTTGAAGGTACATACATATTGTAGTCTGGTGTAGTACACACATAAAGTGAGTCTGCTCTATCAGTTTCAATCATATCGATTGCTTCCTCAACTAAGTTTGAGTTATTTACGTAGTCAATACCAGGTGTTACAAACACGTTGATGTTAACCGCTTCAGGGTTAGCAAATGTCTGTTGTCCTAACAAGTATGCGTAGTAATCGGTATTTGCAAATGTCTGAGTAGCATCACCAATAGTGATTTGTTTGAATGCACCCCATCCTGTAGCTGTTGGATACTTAATTGAAGGACATGCCCCTTTTAAATAACCTGCTCTACCAACTGCAAATCTATCAGTGTTTGTTCTAAATTCTCTGTAGATATCCCATCCGTCAAAACCTCCTTGTGCCAATACCGAGAACTTACGAGCGTAAATTCTGTAGTATGGGTTTTCTGCGTTATCAGGGTCTTGTGTAAATGGTGCGTCACCACAAACGAATGCCGGTGTACCACTTGTCACAAATAAATCAGGGATAGTTATTGCTGATGCGTTAATGTCCATGTGGAAACCTTTACTTCTCCAGTTCCAAGGTTCACCTGTAGTATCTGTACAGATATCTAATGGTAATTGTTTACCTTTATAAGAGTAGTAATCTACGTCAATACCTATAGTATCAGAAATACCTAAGTAAGTTCTACGTACATTATCACCGTTACTTCTAGTTGCGTCGTCAGCACCTGAAGCTAAACCGAATGGTGGGTTATAAACAACTTCACCAGGGTAATCGTATTTGTTTTTAATGATTGGGAACGGAGGTTTAACACCAGCATATTCTCTGAAATTGAATCCGTCAAAACCACAAGGTAGTGCGTCAATCGGAGCATCTTCGTTCATCTCAACCATAATGAATTTAGAGTTCAATAAGTACTCACCATCAACAGTACCAATTTTTTGTGCAATGAATGAATTTTCCATTGGGTTCATAGTACAGTTAGTGAATTTCTCTAAAACAACTGGGTTAGCGTCAGTATCAAAGAAGTCACGAACTAAGATATCAAATGTTCCGTTGTTGAATGACATGTTAGCCATTGATATTTTAACCAATGTATTCGCCGCGTCACCATCAGAAATTAATCTGAACTTAAATAAGTTATAAACTTTATTACCACGTAATTCAGAAACAATCCATGGAGTTTCTGGTGATTGATATTGTTCTAAATAGAATGCTATTGAGGTTGGGTCACTACCTTGTCTTGCGTCAGGTAATGCTGTTAACTCACAACTTAAACCTCTAACATAACCTTTTCTCCATCCATAGTTTAACATTGCTTGGAATCTTTCCTCAACAAATAACGGAACAACTGTTCTTGGTTTTGCAAAGTTAGATGAACCAAATACTTTAGGTAAGTACTGAGTGTCTGAGTTTTGGAATGAAGTTTCAAAGAAGAATTGTTTTCCGTTTTTATTAGTTACGTTTAATCCGAATGTTGAGTATGGGTTTTTAGTAACACCTGAGTATTGACCTGCGCAATCCATTGTAACATCAGTTAAACCAGAAACTTCGTAAACAGCACCATTGTCTGTACCGTAAGTCGCTAAACCTCTTGAGCGGAGTGTTGCAATAACTACGTCATCGTAGTCAGTGTAAGCAGTTCCTGAATATACATAAATTCTACCAATCAAAGTACCTGTATAACAATTAACAGGTGCTGCGGTAGTAGTTGTAGTTGTAGTTGTTGGTTCAGGTGTAACACAAGGGTCGGTAGTTGTTGTTGTAGTAACAGGGGCAACTGTAGTTGTAGTTGTTACTGGGGTCATAGTTAAACCTGTAACAATTGACCAGAATGAATAACCTGTGTAAGCAGCGTTACCTAAGTTGTCGAATAATGCGTAGTACCAAGGGTCGTTTTGTGGTGCCGAGTAGTTAATAAGTGATGCGTCAATTGACTCAACACCCATTACGTTAGTTTCTGCAGTGAAGATTGGTGCAAACGCCTCATAAGTATCTCCCGAAATAGCACCATAATAATAGATTGAGGTGTCTTCGGTTGATGGTGTATTCATGATATCAAAAATTTGATTATTCATGTTTGTTCTTAGAGTACTTGTGCTACCATCAAACAATTCGTAAGGAATATCAATTCTGTTAGCGATTTCCGCAGGAATTTGACTTGGGTCCAAGAATTCAATTGTTGTTAAACTATTTGTACAACCTGAGAAATCAATTGCGAAATCTACAGTTAAAAAGTCATTACATGCTGGTTGACAATCAACTATCACAGGGTCTTCACAATAGAAATCAATTGTGGTTGGGTCTACGTTAGCTTTAATACTAATAGACCAAGATGGACCTGCGTCATAACCTGATAAACCTAAGATTCTTGTTACAAACAATTGGTTAGATTGTTGTAAGTAAGCCTTTGCAATATAAGCGGCTTCATATTTAGGTATTTGGGTGTTAATGAATTTTTCGGGTGAAGTTCCTCCGAAGTAAGTCGAGAACTCATCGAAATTAGTGATAAAGATTGGTTCAAATGCTGGACCCATCAAGGTTTCACCAACAATACCCAACGTTGTTACACCAACACTCTGAGCTACGAAACTTAAGTCAACTTCTGATGTATACACTCCAGGTGATACGAATACTTTACTGTTTGTTGCCATTAGTCTTTTTGTTTCTTAAAATTTTATTTTATTATAAATATTATCAAAAAACCCAAAGTACTTTACTTTAGACCAACTATTTATTATATAGGCAGACTATTTTCTACCTTTTTTCTACCATGAGTAATGACAACAAAAAGAT